TTAGAGGGTTACATTGTAATACATTTTCAAAACTCGTTACGTGTATTCAAGGTTCTATTTTAGATATAATAATAAATTTAGACATTAACTCTGATAATTATTTAATTCCTCAATATTACAATTTATCATTATTAAATGAATTAAATCAAGTATTAATTCCACCCAATCATGCTCATGGATTTTTAACATTAGAAGAAAATACAATTGTTTTATATCATTTTTCTAGTGTTTTTAAATCAGATGAAACAACTCATATTCACTATCTTGACCCTTATATTAATTTAAAACTACCTACTTTACTTGGTCCTATTATTATTTCTGATAAAGATAACATCTGTAATTTTATTAACCCAGTTGATTATATAGTCATTGGTAGCAGTGGATATCTAGGAGGACATATTATGAACATTTTAAAAATACAAGGGAAAAATGTAATTTCAATATCGGAACGATTGAATGATATTTCTGCTATAAGAAATAAACTTTCTTTGTATAAACCAAAATTTGTTATAAATGCCGCTGGATTAACCGGAAAACCAAATATAAACTGGTGTGATGATAATAAAGAGCAAACAATTGAAACGAATATTACATATCAACTAACATTGTGCGATATATGTAAAGAATTAAATATACATTTAACTATATTTGGTTCGGGTGGAATATATAATACACCTGGTGTTAAAAAAGAATGTGATATTGGTGATTATTATGATAAATTCTACAGTGAGTGTAGAATATATCTTGAAAATATTGTTAAAAATTATACAAATGTTTTATATTTAAGAATAAATTATCCTCTTTCTAGTTGTTCAAATCCAAAAAATTTATTAACAAAATTAAAATGTTTCACAAAAATTTCTGATAGTAAATTTTCTATAACATGCATTGATTCTTTATTTCCTTTATTATCGTCAATAGTAGAAAATAAAGAAATAGGAATAATGAATTTTGTTAATCCTGGAACCATTAGTTTAGTTGATATTAAAAAAAAATATAACATTATTAATAATATTAATAATAATTACGAAATACTTAATCATGCGATTCGTCCGAGTATAATATTAGACACAACAAGACTTGAAAAATATCATCCAGAAAATATTAATATTTCTATAGAAAATATATTACAAACGTTTTATAACTAACATCATCATCTATAATTATATCAAATGAACTATTTTCAAAAGTATTTAATGTTTCAGAACAATATCCATTTTTTTTGAAATATTATATATTAATTATTATAATATAATATAAATAAACAATATATAATTAAATATATAATGGAATCACTTGAATCAATTTTCAATAAATATGATACTGACAAATGTGCAAGTTATCATAATTATACAAGACAATATAATACATTATTAAACCAGTTTAGAGATAAACCAATTAAATATTTAGAAATCGGTGTCTACAATGGAGGTAGTGTAAAAGCATTTAAAGAAGCATTTATCAATTCCACTTGTGTTTTAGGTTTAGATATTGATAATAGATGTAAAACATATGAGGATGCGGAAAATAATTTATTTATAGAAATAGGAGATGCTACGGATTCTACATTTATAAAAAAAATTACCGAAAAATATGGATCATTTGATATTATTCTTGATGATGGTTCACATGTTAATAGAGATGTGATAAAGTCTTTCGAGTTGTTATTTCCATTATTAAATGATGATGGATTATATATAGTTGAAGATACTGTATGTTATAAATCACCACCATTTATAGATTTAAATTATGAAAATCACTTACAATACTTTTTTAACTATACAAAATATTTAAATCAATGGCGTTTTGATTCAATGAGTGGAATAAAAGACTATAGCGTAGACCCTTTTAAAATTATAAAAAAAACAAAAAATGTATTTGAATATTCAATAGATAAAATAGAATATGGTTGTTCTTATATTGCTATTTATAAAAAAATTAGAACACATTGGATATAATCGGCGTTTTATAAAGTTACAATCCCATCTTCAAAATTTATTTTAATTTCCCAACCTAACTCTTTCAATTTGTAATTACTAATATAATACCGCTGATCATTAAAGGGTCTGTCTTCAATGAATGTTATCCATTTTTCGTAATCATCTGTACCTTTTATATTTTTAATTAGTATTTTAGCAACCTCTAAAATACTATATTCCATGCCTTCATCACACCCAATGTTATAGATTTCACCAACCCTACCTTTTTCTAAAATTTTAATAAAAGCATTCGCCGTATCTATCGCATGAAGAAATGCTCTCACACAACTGCCATCGCCTTGAATGGTGACCTTTTCACCATTCCTCAATTGCTGTATAAATCGTGGAATAACTTTTTCCGGATACTGATTGGGGCCATACACATTATTCCCACGGGTAATAATAATCGGCATTTTAAAAGAATGATTATATGCTTGGGCGATTAGTTCAGCACCCGCTTTTGTTGCCGCATAAGGATTTGTCGGACACAATACAGTTTGTTCTGTTTTATGCTTTTCGTCTGTATCTAACATCGATTCACCATACACTTCATCTGTAGATACATGAATAAATTTATTAAGGGTTGGACAATACAATCGTACTGCTTCCAATAAATTATGTGTGCCTAAAATATTGTCTTTTGTATATTGAATTGCATCTGTAAAAGAGGTTTGAACATGTGATTGTGCCGCAAAATGTATCACGTGTGTTATTTTATTTATTTGAAAAATATAGTTTAATAAATCTAAACTTTGAAGATTACCATGAATAAACGTATAGCGGTTTTTATCCTTTCTAATTTCTTCGCTAATATTTTGTTTTTCGTTTGCACAATAATAGAGTGCATCAAAATTAATTATTTTGATTCGTTTATACTGCTTATAAATTTCATTAATAAAATTAGACCCAATAAATCCTGCCCCACCTGTGACAAATAAAATGGTTGTTTCGTTGTCATGAAAATCTATTTTTGGTTGTGTGTGAGCTTGTTTTACTTTTTTTATTTGGGTTTTTGTAGGGTTGTAATTTTTCATAATCTCTCTAACTGCGTCAGTGATAGGTCTTACTTCTGGTGCGAATGCTTCTAACCGTGACGTATCCAATAAATTATTCGATCTTTCACATGCTAGGACTTTGCGTTGTTCTTCTATACTAAAGTTTTCCCATGTAAATGTAGGCTCTACATATTCTTTATACATTTCTAATATTTCATTATGTGATATCACGCCTGGATTGGTTAGATTTATTGTACCAGTCATTCCTGATTTCAACATTCGCAAAGCAATAGGTATTAGTTCTGTCAAAACCGACATGGAATTTGGCACTGAACAGATGTTTCTATAATTGGTAATTTTTGTAATAAAATTACGCGGACAATCTTCTTCTATGATTGGCATACGAATACGTAAATTTAACACATTATCTTCTAATTGATGCATTAACCGATCCGTAAACCCTTTAACGATCGAATAACCCGATCCGAAAAAATTAGGTACATCATTCTCATTAAATCCATTATCATTCAAATCGAAATGTTCTTGATCTATATCTTTATAATTAAAAATACAACCAGTACCTATATATGTATAATGAAGTTTACGTTCTTTACAGGCCATGGCCAATGATAAAGGAGAAAAAAGATTATCTCTCATATTCTCTACTAATTTACCAGGTTGTTCCAAATAATCAATCGTCGTATATTCTTTTTCGCCTATTGTACCATGTGTCCGCCCAATAAATGAAATTACATGTGTGGGGGTTATAGTATCTAATTCTTTTAACAATACTTCGGTATCGTCTACACGAGATTGACCTAAAATATAATCAATACTATTATCCTTTTTAATGAATGAAACAAATTGAGTACCAATCCACCCTTTGTGTCCATAAATAAGTAATTTCATTTTAATTTAATAAATAAATATATTTAAGTTTATATATATATATTAGTTAACTACTAGAATTTATTACACCTTTTTAATTTTTTTAATTCTTATTAAATCTTTATTTACAAGATCGGTACATATAGTACGCATTTTATCTACACTACTATTCCAATTGGGATCATTGTTGACAGTATATCTTGGTTTCCCGCCAACATTTAAACAAACATGATTATGTAGTGGAAAAAAGGAATTTAGTCCACGATATACCTCATTAATCCAATCATCACAGAACCAGTTTATTATTTGTCCTGGAAAATAACAACCAAATAAATCAAAATGTTTACGCGAAACAAAAGATTGTGTTAAAATTCGCGTATTATTATTAATAGGGCCGGTTAATCCAATATTATTATTTTCTTGTAGCGTTTTAATACATTCATTTACCCATCCTTTTGTTTTGAATTCAATATCATCGCCACATTGAAAGAAATAATCACAACCGTCTCGTAATGCTTTATCAAATAGTCTATTCCACATAATAGTTAAATGCCCTTTTGTAATACCATCCATATATAAATAATCAGCACTTACATTTTTGAAATTACCTAATATTGTATTTATATTAGATATAAAGTCTAGAGTATCCAATACTTTATCATATCTATCCAACCCAATATAAAAGGTATAATTATGCTCATTATCACATGTTAACAAAAACGTTTTTAAAGTCCTATAAAAATATGTTTCCGTATAATTTTTCCAATCTCTACCATTTGAAGTTGACGGTATAAGTAACCCAATTTTCATATACTTATATTTAATATTTAATATGTAATATTTAATATTTAATACTTATATTTAATATTAAATATTTATACACTTACTTTTTGTCCTACTTTTTTCTAAAAAGTAGAGTTTAAATATAACACGGCAATTCATCAATATTCATTACTTCAATATTCTTATCTTTCGCATTCTTCATGGTCTTTTTGTTCACTGTATATTTATTAAAATGCTTATTACGTAAAACATTCAGCGGTGTATGCTGGTGAACGAGTCGGGCTATCATTTTGTAGAGTTTAAAATCCGGGTACCGCTCTTCTCCATTCATTTTATACATGATATTCTTGCCTTTATCATCTTTACACCAATCAGTTATTATTTTTAAAATTGGCGATTCTAGCTCATCTATATCACTGATATCGTCTACTATGGCATCAAACAAAGAACAACCCAAACGACATAAATCAAAGCTATAATTCGGTTCCAGACGTGGTTTCTTACTGTTAAAGTAGGGTTCAATATTATAAAGCCCTGCCGCATCACCGGCCTTATGATAACTGTCACTACACATTAGATTGCCACGGAATTTATAGATGGCTCTACCAAAATCAATAATTTTAAAAATGCGTCCATACGTCGGTACTTTATAGTATTTCTCATCTACTTTATAGTATAAAAAGGGTTCATTGGTTTTCATATACATGATATTATTGGAATGTAGATCGTTATGTGTTAAATGAAAGCATTGCTGGTAGGTAATTAATGTCATGAGGAGTTGTAAGACTATAGAATCCCACATGTCGTCACTTAAAGGAACCTCATCATTTTCTACTAGCGAATCTAGTGTGTCTTCGCAACATTCTAATGAAATGACCTGAACTGGAAAGGTTTTAATTTTTACAAACAGCTGATCTTCGCAAAAAGAAGATGAACTACTGGATGTTTCGCTATAGGAATCTTCCTCTTTATTATCATCATTATTATCATTATCATTATCATCATTATTATCATTATTATCATTATTATCATTATTATCACTTTTCCCATCTGCTTCCCCATCGCTTTCACCTTCCTCTTCCGTATCGGAAAATCGCGATGAACAAGACGACCGACTTTCTTTATCATTATCTTCTTCTGTATCTTTTTTATTTTTGTTGCTTTCTTTTACATTGTCGTAGACAATATCAGCATCAGATAATTGGTTAGTACTATAATTAGTATTTGAATTAAAAACAGTATCCAAATGCGACAAGTCATTAATATCTGACAATTGTAGAAGAATAGTATCGGAATGATCGTTAAGAGTAGTTAAATTTAAATTTAACTTTGGTTTGCAATTACGTGTATTATTATTGTTATTAAATTGAGTAGCTTGTGATTCGTCAATCGTATATAAAATATTTTTATTATTATTGAAAAATTCGGATTCACTCATGTAATCAATGTCATCACATACATCGATGCTAAAATCATTTTTCAAAGCTAGAAAAGAACCGTAAAAATCAATACCATGTTTAAAGCCGTGATTATGTAACAATTGACTGGTTAAATAGGTAAAAAACCCGTCGACATAGGCAGCGTTATTTTTGTCTAGAGTTTTTGAGTCAGCATTTCTATCTGCGGCAACGGAATAAATCGGTAAATTTAGCAGATTTACATTACTAACATCATATTTACCAATTAAATATTTAATCGGATCGAGCAGAGGGCTAAACTTAAAAAATATATCTCTTTTTTCTTTCAATCCAGTGGTTTGGTTAAGAACTGTACCATTAAATATATTATCGGTTACTTTAGCCCGAATGCTTTGTAGAGAATTTACATTATTTAATTGAATAGAGTTACAATTGGTATCATTAATAGTAAAGAACTTCTCATATAAAGGTATATAATTTTGACATTGAGAGACTTGTAAATCTACTAAACTTGTAAATAGTTTTTTATTATCGTTTTTTTTATAAGAAAACTCCATTAGTTCTGCTTAATATTTATTATACGATATTTTAACTCACAACCTTTAAAAAAGGTTGAACCAAAACCGAGGTAATATTTAATGTGTGTAAAGTATTTGAATATTGCATCGGTTTTGTCGCGCTTTTTACACCTTTGGACATTTACACCTTCGCACATTTAAACTGTCGATTATAAATAATATTACCATTCGGTATCATAATATTTAGCGCCTGAATAATCTATCCATTCTTCTAATGTAAACTTTATAAAATTATCAGGAAGTAAATAATTTTTATATTCCATATCAACCCCAAAAGAAGTCATTTCATAGTAATGGAATGAGGCATATTTCATAATATTTAAAAACTCCTCAATAGAATGTATTTCAGTGTCTTTTGCACCTATTCCATTATAATGAATATATGGCATTTTACCTATATATATTCAATTATATTTATATAGTATTCGGCATTTGAAATGTTAAAAGGTGTAAAACGCCGACTCGTCGACGATTAATCGGTCACAAAGGCAACGTTATATTGGACGTTATAAATGTCCAATGGTGTAAACATGTTTCACTGCGAAATCGGTTGTTTGCGGTTTTTGGCCCAACCTTTTTTAAAGGTTGTTTTTAAAGGTTAATTGTAAATGACTTTAGAACTGAAAAAATTTGAAATGCGACATATTAGTTTTAAACCCGATGAAAATAAAGGACCTGTAGTTGTACTCATCGGTCGGCGTGATACAGGTAAGAGTTACCTCGTCCGAGATTTACTTTTCTACCATCAAGATATTCCTATAGGGACAGTTATATCTGGGACAGAAGCGGGTAATGGATTTTACGGTTCGATGGTGCCTAAACTCTTTATTCACGATGAGTACAATACTGCCATCATTGAGAATATTTTAAAGCGACAAAAGCAGGTTATGAAAGAAGTGCAAAGCGATATTAAAAAATATAAAAAGTGTAATATCGATCCTCGAGCGTTTGTTATTTTAGACGATTGTCTGTATGATGCCACATGGACGAAAGATAAAATCATGCGTCTGCTTTTTATGAACGGTCGGCACTGGAAAGTGATGCTCATTATTACTATGCAATACCCACTCGGTATTCCCCCTAATTTACGGACGAATATTGATTACGTGTTTATTTTGCGAGAGCCGTATATTGCTAATCGGCGACGTATCTGGGAAAACTATGCGGGCATGTTTCCGACCTTTGAATCTTTTTGTCAAGTGATGGACCAATGTACTGAAAATTTTGAGTGTCTCGTCATTAATAACAATTCCAAATCGAATAAATTACAAGACCAAATATTTTGGTACAAGGCGGAACCCCATGCGGATTTCAAATTAGGCTCGAAGCAATTTTGGGATTTATCCAAAGATTTGAATTCCGATGATGAAGATGATGCTTATGATCCAAATAGTCAGAAGAAAAGAGGAGCGGGACCGAAGATAAATGTTAAAAAGTCGAAATGGTAAAGGGGCTCTGCCCCTTTCAAACCCCATGAGGTAAACGAAAGGGTGGTAATAATATATGTTCACATTTAGTTTGCCTCACGGGGCTGTGCCCCTTTACAGGAAATCATTTCAGTCATGGATACTTTTTTAGTACAAGTATCATAATGACACTTATTTTTACTAGCAAACATCACATCATTATATTTAAATAATATGTTTTTATTATTTAAGTATTATTAGTAAAGGGGGTTCAAATAAGGTTCCTATTTACTTAGATGGGGTTTTAAAGGGGTATAACCCCTTTGTTTCAAAGGGAACCTAGGTTCCCTTTTCTGAAACTGAATTTAGTTGCCCTACACCGTGATCGGAATTCTTATAATCAATCACAATGTTTTCTCCTTCAAAGAGTGCTCTGCGCACATCTGCCGCACTGACGCTACTGCCGCTACTGTTGCTACTGTTGCTACTGGGACCATCATCAATATTAATCGTCGACTCGGTGGTATTCATATCTTTCACGCTAATCAGTTGTCCCTGTTCATTAATCGTTTGTGTCAGCACATTGCCCGACTCTTGTGCTTTCTTAATATTGTCTTTCATTGCTTGTTCCTTGCTGTCTCGCACTCGCTTTTCAAACTCGGTTTTCGCATATGTTTCGTTTTTATTCTTCTCTTGCATGAGCTGATTTAGCTCATCTTCCAAGTATTCGACGCGACCCGTTTTATAGGCTTCCGGGTGAAAAGGCACCCATGTACCAACCGGTCCCACATAGACATCATGGTTCGGATCGACTTCGCGCAACATTTTACAGCGCAATTCAGCCTCGGGCTGACTCGGGTAAGAGCCGCGTACTTTGAAGCCGCGGGTACTCGTCTGAAAACTATGCTTCTTGTTAAACTCTTCTTCCAGACGCGAATCATTCACATCCATGAAATTCTTAAATTCATCTTCTAAAGTAGACGTAAACAGATTTTCCTTTTCCTCGGAACAAAACTCTTCCAAATCTTTGGTCAAGTGGTCGAAATTTAGCGTATATTTATACGCGAGAAAACTCAAAAATTGGTTAAACTTTTCGAGCGACTTGTGCATATCCCACTGCTTTAGAAAGTGTTGGAAATTAAACATTTCTCTCTGCTTCAAAATCTTTTCAGGCGAAATAAATGAAATACAGGCGAAACGTTGGCCGGCCACCGGCTTGTCTTCATCGAGCAAATCCACATATTGGGGGTTTTGAGTGCCATCGGCCAATGTTCTGAATTCTACGCCATTTGGTTTAGTGTTTTGCGGAGGCAACGTAGTAAAAGTAGAATCTTTAGAGAACGTAGACATTGTATACTTAATTAATTCAATAGGTTTTAAGTTATTTTTTATATTAATATATACAACCACTTTTGAGAAAAAAGCTTTTGAGAAAAGCTTCGGCAAAAGGTTATTTTCTTTACATTTATTATAACAATGTTTACCGACGCTCTGAATTTTAGTGAACTCGTGAAGCGCGCAATTAAATATTTGGTAGAAGGTCTGATGGTAGCTATCGCTGCGTTTGCCATCCCCAAGCGGTCGTTGAATCTGGATGAGATTACCTTGATTGCTTTGACGGCGGCGGCTACCTTTAGCATTCTGGATACTTATGTGCCGAGCATGGGTGTGAGTGCACGATCGGGTGCCGGCTTTGGTATTGGTGCTAATCTGGTGGGATTTCCGAGGGCTTTTTAAGCAAGGGGGTCGTGACCCCCTAACCCCCGGTATGTGATAAATTTTATATTAACATTATTTGACAACATATAAATGTCGCCCAGACTTTAATAAATTTTATAAATAATAATATAAATGTTATATTACTATTTTTTTGATAATATATAAAGCAACAGAGGTCGCCGCTAGGTGACCTCCCGGGGTGTAAGAGGGGTGTACCCCTCCCCTCTAGATGGTCGGGATATATTCCCAATCCAATTCATCACAAATATTTCGCCAAATCTCATCTTGTTCAATCCTTTTTTCACGGTCTTTTAGCATGGGAAAAAACGGCAAAAACTGGTGCTGGTCCAACAGTTCACATAATTTATAAACGGTATAATAATAATTCAAAAAATTAACTCGGTCATCTGGGCAATATTTCGCATACGGCCCTTGTATTTCCATAAATAAATTACACAAGGTATCTTCCAGCTCTGAACTCATAATAGGCGGTTTAATGCCCAACTTATCTTTAATAAATGGTATATGTTCATAATATTTATTATAGCCCAATTTTTTCAAAATCTCTTTTGCCCGTTTATTGGTGATTTGCGATAATTTAACTCTTTCTTTTTTAATTTGTTGATGAATATTTACAATCACTTCATCCGGAATTTGTGTCGTTTCTTTTGCCTGAAATTGCGCCAATATTTCTCTAAAATGATTGATGCGTTTATAAGCGTAAAAACACACTTCTTTGGGTGGCTCTTTATAAGAAGGTTTTTCATTCTCTACTAAATAGGGAATACTTTTCGAACACATATTACAGACCAATATGCCCTCATGTTCTACCGGAATCATTTCGCCCTTGTTACAGTCTCTGCATATATCGGTTTGCTGAACAAAATTATTAATATCTAAAAAACTGTCATCGACATTGGTCATGTATTTTTGAATATTTTTTTTTTCATTCGATATATATTCTTTTTCTTTTTGAGAATCATCACTGTTTTTATTTATACTAAAAAATGTATCTAAAATAGTTGTTTTATTTGTACATTCCGCTATTTT